TCTTACCTTGAGCGCGTCGAGAAGGCGGCTCGCATGGCTTGCACTGTTTTTACAGAATCGCAGGACTATGAAGCTTGGGACAAGGCGCTAGACAAGCTTGAGTCCATTTTGAAAGAGAAGGTGCCACATGCCTAGACGACTTAGCGAAACTACCGCAAGACAAACCATTGGCATGATGCGTTCAATCGCAAGCCACAAGCCAATCACCCCATTTCATTTAATGGCGGCTGATGAAATGGAGCAATTGTTAGAGGAGGCTTTAGTGTATCGTCAAGTAATTGATGCCCTTAAATTAGCCACCACCCCTAAGAAACCCAAGGAGCCAAAATGAAATCTGATGAAGATTATGAATTTGAGCGTATTGAGAGGGAAAACAAGCCCAAGAGTAGCGGCATGGGGTGTTGCACCTACGACTGTAATCAAGGGCGCAACTGTCCTGTTAGAAGAAGGACGTTAGAAGAGGTTGCTAAAGAGTTTGAAAAGATGCCGTTTGGTGACACAGCGGCATCATTTGCAATATTTGTTAGAGGGATGATGAAGTGAATGGGTTTGTAAAACAACAGTTAGATTTAAGTGGCATGACGCACAACTCGCAGAAGTTTAAACAATGCGACAAATGCACGCAGCCAAAACCCCCGGAGGGCGGTATCCAGATGAGTTTAAACAAGTGGTACTGCGCTTCCTGCTGGGCTAACAAAGCCACAAGGAGACCAAAGCATGCCTAGACCTAAACCGCCAATGCCTTTAATAGGTCGTCAGATCAGAATGTCAGACCTTGAATGGCTGATGTTGCAAGACTTGGGCGGGGCTGAATGGCTCCGCACCATTGTAAAGAAAAAGGCAAAGTTTTCAACTCCGTACTACATGCTTAAACTAAAGGAACACAATGATTCAAAGAGCAGATGATTACCAAATAGATGGTCGCCATTACAAGGACATGGAGATGCAACCATGGGCTGTAATGGAGGCAGTGCTAACACCCGAAGAGTTTGTTGGCTTTTTGAAAGGCAACATTATTAAGTATGCGATGCGCTCAGGGCGAAAAGAAGGCTCTCACGATAGCGAGAAAGCCCGCCACTACGCGCAGAAGCTTGCAGAATTCCAAGGCATCCTATGACTGAATGCAAACAGGAATACTGCGACTTTGTTGGAACCAAAGCCTTTGAGGACGACGGGGGCTGGAGCTATGAAGTTTGGCAGGCAGCGCAACAAGCTTTGTTTAAACGGATTGCAGCAAGATTTCTGGGGTATGGTGACATCGATTACACCGGAAAAGAAATAGCCCGCTACGTTGAATTCTTAAGCAAGCAAAATGTATCGGAATAAGAAACTGCTAGAGCTGGTCAGGGAGTGCCCCTGCCAGCTTTGCGGTGCTCAAGACGGTACTGTGGTGGCGGCACACTCCAACCAACAGCGCGACGGCAAAGGCATGGGCATCAAAGCCCATGACTACCGTATTGCGGCACTGTGCTACACATGCCACGCAAACATCGACCAAGGGAAAACCCTAAGCAAGCAGGAAAAGTTTGAGGCTTGGGATGAGGCCCATCGAAAAACCATTGGCTGGCTTTTTGAGACGGGTCACATCACTCTGCAAGCATCTTCCTAAGTCCCTGAATGTGCTGGGTCATCTTGATTTGCGCTTGATTAATGGCGCTCAAAGCATTGCGCTTTTCTTCTGCACTCATGGTGGAGTTGTTGATTTGGAGAGCGGCATCACGCAATGGTTTCATTTGCTTCTCCAAACTTGAAATGTAATGGCGGGTTGCAAATAACCTAGCATTTTCCGGTCCATACAATGCCAAGTCAGTACTTTGGCCAGTCTTCTCAAGCAAGTTGATTGTCCTGACGGTTTCATCAACTGCATCCTTAAGTTTGTAGTAGCCAGTAACCTGCCCCTTGGCTTCAGGGTCTACGGCAAACCGCTTAATGATTGGCATCTGCTCAAAACGTTTGGCAGCTTTAGGAGACTCACTGTTTAAATCACCAATGGAATCCATCAGGTCAACCATGTAGGTGCCAAGAGTTCCGGTGTAACCTTTGATGACGTGGTCAATTTTAATTGGTGAGTAACCCAGTTTTTCACCCAGCAAGGATGCCACTTTAGAAGTGCTAGGGCCTTTTTGGAACTCAGGCGATACACCCTCCATGCCGGCACCAACGATGTTTCGACCAGTGTAGAAGGAGTAGTTAGTGGCCGCTTCCAGCAAAGGCAACGCAGTCTGAGGGACTGGCAAGAATCCAAAGGTGCTCCAAGCCGCACGACCCATAGAGTCGGCAAAGTCTTGCCCTGTATCGTCACCCATTGTGTAGCCAAGGAAGCGTTCAGGTATCACTTTAAACAGCACGCCCACCTCAAACGGGATTGGAATCTTCACACCCAAAGATGGAATCAGCCAATTGTTGTCGCGGGTTTCTTGCTCTTGCTTCAAGTAATCGTCGTCATCGTGGGTCATTGCCCAGTACGCCACAGTCAATGAAGTCAAGTAAGCGCCACGTGTCCAAAACGTTTTCTGAATTTGCTTGGCACGCTCAGAAGGGTTTTGTTCAAAGGTAGGTCGGATACCTGCTCGGTAGAAAATATCCAAGCCCTGCATGCGAGCATTCAGGAAAGGGATGGCGGCAGTCAGCAAACGCACCATTGGGTTTGCACCCTTACGGTTAAAGTTCATTACCTCAAGAGCGCGGAAGATGGCTTCAGCCTCATTGCCGGTGTCAGCCAACACTTGGTTGTAAACAGCCATGCGAGTTGCGGCATCAGACGCAGAGGTGCCTTTCTCTAAAGCGCTCCACAAGCCAAAGCCATCCTGAGCACGCTCACTCAGTGATTGGTTGCCAGTACGCTTGCGGAGGTCTGCGGCAAGCTGAGCACCACTTCTTTCAACGCCCTGCGCGTAGTCGTATCCACCCAAAATACCGGCTTTTACCAGCGCTTGGTACGTTGGGTCATCTCCACCCAATGCGCGTCCAAAATTAGCCACGGTGTCGGCAATAGGAGTCATTTTGACTCCGCTAGTTACGTAGGCTGACATCGAGTCACGCAACAAGTTGGCCAACATAAAGCCGGGGTCTTTGGTCACCAAACTGCGGAGCATGTTAGCCGGGCCGGCAAAAATACCCCAGAGCTGCACATCAGGCATGTTTAAACTCTTCACTGAGTTTACAAACAGCTCGTCGGCAACAGCGTAGGATTCGTATTTACCATCGCGCATGATGGTAATTGTTCCGGGAGCGCTGGACTGTTTGTCCAGTAACTGTGCGTCACCCAACTGCATTGCCACACTCACAGCCTTTTGACCGGCAGTGTTCTTCATACCAGCCTGAATGATGGACTGCGTGTTGCGGACAATGGTTTCCATGAAGTCTGCAAGAGGTGCATCGCTGTCACCCTTACGTTTCTTGGGAGCCTTGACGCCTGAAATGCTTTGAAAGACTTTGGGGCCAATGGTGTCCTGACCCTCAAGCTGGCGGTAGAAAGGAATATAGTCTGCGTACTTGGTAAACTTTTGAGCCAATGCTGGCGTAATGATGCCAGTAGCCAACATGTAGTCCACGAGCTTGTCGTTGTACGCAATCCAGTCTTTGTGTACCTGTTTAAACATAGGGTACTCTGCTTCCAGCGATGCGGCATAAGCAAAGTCATCCGCGTCAAATAGCTTCTCAGTGCCATCCTCTTCAAAGCGGGTGCCACGTTTAGACGCCGCATAGAACTGGAACAGTCGGTAGGCAAGCGGGTCTTTCAATTCAGCCAACGGCATGAGAATGTCCATCAAGCCTTTAACTTGACCGTCAAAGTTATCTACGACTGTTACTCCATTGCGATACACCGGTGCACCACCGACGTTGTTTACACCAAATGCCGCCGCCGCCACGCCGGACGCTGTATCGGAAAGCAAAGCCGCCGCCTCTGCGCTGGAATCGGCAAGCAAGTCCACCCCGCCCATTTGATCAGCCAAGCGCTTGTCGTAGACGCTTAATTGGTTGTAACGGTTGAAAGCTTGCTGGCGTATTGTCGCAATGCTATCGCCCGAAAACGCATCAAGGATGCGACGGGCAATGCTCTTTTCTTCACGAACCGTTGTTTTGGTCATGACAGAGTCAAGCATCTTTTGGCCGTTAGGCAATGCTTTAATTTCGTCGGCTAGGTTGCGGACGCTGAATTTCTTGGTTGGCACTTGGTAATTTTGGCCAGCCTCTTCCCGTGTAAACGGCATTGGAATAGAAGAATATTCGCGCAGCGCACCTTTTTGTGCGTAGATGCGGTCAGGCCACTGCTCCTCATAACCCCATGCTTCGGGGTCAGTTTGAGCACCCCAAATGATGTTGCCTTCCCAAACCACTGGCATTGTGGAATAGCCAGCCTTTTGCAAGGCTCGGGCGCGGTGGCGACCCTCATGACCGTAGACCTGCAGGTCACCATCCTTTTTGTAAATGGTAAGGGAGGGCAATGTGCGAGACTTTACGCCAGCCTTTAAACGCTCTTCCGCGCCGGCCTCTTTGTCTTTGTTGTACCCAAACTCAGCAATCTTCAAGAAGTCCGCAATTGGCATGTTGACCATTTTGGTCTTTGACTTACTGCTTTGCGTTTCGTACTTCTCAACTTCGCTAGGCTCAAACATGTCAGTTGCATCACGCAGGCTGTAACGGATGTCTTTACTCTTGGGGCTGAAGGTGCCAACGTTACCAATCGCAGACTTAACCTGCTGAGGTTTAAACACTGTGGCTTCGATGATGTTGCCCGCGTCGTCCCGGGCAATGATGCCGTCGTAGCCATTGCGTTTAAATAAGTTACGCACCTGCTCGCCGGTCAAGTCCTTTAAACGTTTCTTGCCGTCTGTAAGTTTGGTGACAGCCTCTTCCATTTGTTTGTTGATGCCGTTGACAAAAGGCAACTTGCTTTCCAAGGTGCTCTTCACAGCTTCACTGCGGATGTTTAAAACGTAAGGGTTCTGTGCGCTTGCGTACAAAGGCATCACATTGCCTTCGGGGGCGTACTGCGTCACGTAGTCAGGAACTGAGGACAAGTAAATGCCAGCGCCAAGCTTGCCGTCTTCAGAGCTGTTGAACTCCACAATGTCAGCGTTAGTTGCGTGGTACATCGTCAACGGATCGCCGTTGTTGTCTACAAACTTGCTCTCTTTAAAGAAGCGTTTAAAGTCTGGCGTTTCTTCTACTGCACGCAGACTGTATTTCTGATTGGTCTTAACGTTGTGGTTACCCAACAGTACCGCAAACCCTTGGTTCATGATTGGGTCACGGGTCACATAACCATCAAAGCCAGCATTGATGATGCCACGCTCTAGCCGATTAGCGCGCTCCTCGGCTGTAGTGCCACGTACACCCTTGATGATTTGCAGAGGGTCTTTCTGCGCGTCATACAGGTTGTTCAGTTGGATGACGTGTGGTGATCCACCAACACCAGCCTCCGGACGTACACCGTTGCCTGTGTCTACGTAAAAGTAAACACGGGACTTGATGTCGGAGTTGGCTGGGTCATTTAAACGCTCGGCTTCCAAGCCACGGAGGCCAGCACCGTAGAACCCAGAGATTAGGTTGGCTCTTGGTTGCTTGCTGAAGTGGACGCCGGTGACTGAGGTTGAGTTAGGGGCGGCTGTTCCATACTCGGCTGTTGGTTCGCCATAACTTGTCGCATTAGGCTGGCTTCTGCCGCCGAGGCGAGCCGCTCCTCGGGCGTCAATCCACCGGTCTCTAAGGGCGATAGCGTCTTCTGATATGGCCTGAAGACGGCGACCCCCGAACCCCCGAAGGGGCGCTCCCCCTGCTGGTACTTCTTCTCTATTACTCTCGCCATAGCGTGTTCCTTCTAAATAAGCGGCACGGTTGTCAGGCCAAATTAATTCACTGTGGAACCGCTTAGGTTCGTAAATTTCAATGTCGCCATCAAAGTCAAATGTGGCAACAGCATTTTTGATAGCATCATAATATTGTCTATCAGTAACCGTATCAACGTTATCGTTGTAGGCAGAAAAATTGCCAAAATACAACATGCCATCACGCAAGGTATCACCTTCAACTTGAGGGACTTGACGACCAATGTGGTCGCGCAGTGCGTTAAAGTTTTCCTCGCTCATGCCTTCAGGCACCTTAATCATCACGTGGCCTTCTTGCTTTTCAGAGCTGGTGTTCTCATCATCAAACACGACCATGGCTTTTTGGTCAAGGGCGTAACCCATGACCCGTGCTAACTCATTAAGCTCATCAACGCTTGTGTCTTTAGGTGCCTCAACAATAATGTTGGGGTTCATTTCACCTTCATACTTGCCGGTGGAGAACTTGTATGTGTATCCCTTGAGATTTAACTCGTCAAAGATACCGTTCATGACCTTTCTGGCCACCGCAGTTGTAGCGTTTAAACGTTCATCTTGGGTCATCTCTCGCCACTGGGCGGCGGTTGGTTGGTCAGGGTTGGGGGCGACCTCGCCCACCACACCTAAGCTTAGCTTTTTAGGTTTGCCAGCAGGTTGTTGACTCGCTGGAGCGCTTGCCTGTCGTGCTCGCTGTCCGGCTGACCGGTTCGCTGGCGCATTACCACCGCCAGTTGGAGTAGGGCCTTTTCCGCCTCCAGCTCCTTGCGTTTCGACGAATTTTTTGGCACCGTCACTGAATCCATAGCTCTTCGCTCCTGTACCTAATTTGTTAAACAGTTGTTGCTCATAGAACCACAAAACGGACTGCACTTGATACGGCTTCAAACCCGTTTGCTGAGCCACACTGATCGCAAGGTTCTTTACTGCAACACGTTGCGGCTCTGTTGGAGCCTCAGTCATTTTACCGTCCGGACCCATCATCTGTCCAAAGTATCGATTGAATGTGCGTGTCATCCACACATCAACCGTTACCTCATGGATGCCGTTAATGTTCATCACAAAAGGTCCCACCTTGGGACCAAACGCAGTAAAGCCCGTTTTCAAGTCGGTTGCCTTACCGTCGATGCCGCCCATGTTGCCGTACTGACGGCGCATTTGATTAATCTCTTTGACTGGGTGTGCGCTTTGCATCCACTCAATGGTTGCCTTCTCACCCATGCCGCCCTGCGAAACAGGTTGCATCATTTTGTTGAGCATGTTGAGTTGCTTCTCTTTGGTGGCCGAAGTCAAGCCTCCCATCCAAAGATTGCCGTTGGCTGGATTACGACCGGGCACAGTGCCAGTCTTCTCGTAATGTTGATACGCTTCTGCGGCAATAACCCAGTTCTCACGTGCGTTGGTACTGGGCGACATGATGCCGGCCAACACTGAAAAGAACGCTCTCTTTTGTGGGTCTTTCAGGCTGGGGATAATCTTTTCGGTCTCTTTAAACGCTTCTGCAATGTCTTCGTCGTACCAGTCTTGGCCAGACTTTGCCTGCTGCATCTGGAATTTGGTCTCATCAACAGCCTGAGTCACTGCGCGTTTAAAGTCAGCAGGATCACGCCAGTCACCACGTTTGCCAAACTCTGCCTTGTAAGCATTGTCAAACAGTTGACCCACTTCATCAACTTTTAATTGCTTAGAGGTTTTGTCAATTGGCGAGCTTAGTACATTGATGCCGGCATCTTTGTAAGGACTGTTGTTGACAATGTTGCTGACGTCGTTAGGGTCAACCGGCTTAACAGGCTCACCCTCTTCCGCAGGCTTGACACTTAACTTTTTACCGCCCGCTTGAGTTTGTCCGGTTTTTAGTTGGCCTTTTTCAATTGCGGTAAAAATGTCGCGTGAGTTCTCAAAACCACGGCCTTCAAGGTAGTTGTTTAAACTTTCAAAGAAGCCTCGCATTTTGTTGAGCAGCGCAGTCAACATGCCGGGAGGCGCTTTGTTTGCATCAAAGTCACCAAACGCATCTGCAATAGCTTCCTCAATGATGTCAGCTTCTGTCAGACCCATTTCTTGATAGGCTTGCAGGCGGGTGCCGGTTGTACCGTCCTTCAGTACAGTCTTGGGACCTTTTGATAAATATTGATCAATCCATTTTGACTTCGCCATCTTCTCAAGGGACTTCCACTGCGCGTCAGTAAAGAAGCCCAGCTCTTTCAAAGCATGCAGGGACTCGTGGCGGAGGGTGCGAATAGGGAACTTGGCATCCAAAGCCAACTCAATAACCTTGCCGGCATAGGAGCCGTCAGCACGGTTCTCAATGGCTTTAACAATTTTGAGTGCGACGTCGCCCAAACCAAAGCGGTTGAGCATGTCACGCAAAGGTTTAGTTTTGGCAAGCAAATCAGGGGTCTCAGGAATCTCAGGACCTGACTCCATGTCCTTCAGGACTTCGGAGACCTTCTTGCCTTTAGTTGGGGGAGCGCTACGGCGACGGTTCTGCTCAGCCGCCGCACGGTTAGCTAGGCCACCAAACTTCTTATCGGATACCAAGGTATCCAAAGCCTCGTCGGACAGGCCAGCAAGGATGCTTTCCTCAGCCGCCTCACGGGTTGGGAATGTGCCGGACTCTTTGCCTTCTTTGGTGACCGTAAAGCCTTTACGGGCGATAGGCTTGGAGCCTACGGCCTTGGACTTCAAAGGCGCAGTCAGACCTTCAATCTCTTTGTAGAGAGCATCAATACGCTTACCAAGGAGGTCTTCCTTGGCCGCTTGCCGTGTACGCTTTAATTTGTAAGCATCGGTGTCAAACTCACCAGCCGCCTCCATTTTCTCCAGCTCACGCTTACCTTCATTAACCGTGTCCTCGTACTTCATGACCTCTTGAAGTTTTGTGGCGGCAATCTCTTGGCGGTCTGCGGATAGCTGTGCAATCTTGCCTTCGACTTCGGCTTGATTGAGGATGGTTGGGAATGGTTTACCGCCAGCCTCGGAAGTGATTTGGTAGCCTTCAGGCTCCTCACCTTCCTTGAACTGACGCTCAGTAATGTCGTAACCAGCAGGCAAACCAGCGCGTGGTGCTGTTGGAGGTGTGACTGGAGCCTTGGGGGCAACCTGTGTCAGAGTAGCTTCTCTAACGTTTAAACCTTGCTTTTTAGCTGCAGCAGCGGCACGCTCCCGGGTTGGGTACGTGGCCACAAGTTGATCGGTGTCTGGTTTAAACGTTCGGTAAACAACCTGCTCGCTTTTCTCAAGGTCACCATTTTTAATGGCGGTATCCAGTAATGCTTGGGCATCGCGGTCAGTCTCCAAATTGGTTGACTCTTTGATGTCGCCCAAAATGGTCTCTGTAGATAAGGGTTTACCATTATTATCAGCAAAGCTAAGGCCAACAAACTTTAATCCATCGTTGTATTGTTTGCGTGAAAAGTTGGAAGCGTTTGTGCCTTCTGGCAAAACTATCTGCTGCCCGGTCGTGTTTGCGGGCATGTCAGCCAGCGCTTTAAACGCAGCATAGAGCTGCGGCTCTGACATTTCTTGCAGATTGTTTACACCAGTGGTGCGCTCAAGAAAGTCATTAAAGCCTTTGGTGCCCGTGGCAACATTTTTTTCAATCGCCGCATTTTCAACATCTTTAGCCGTGAAATTTTGTTCTCCGGTGTAACCGGTCTTGGCAGTAATTAAACGGTTTATATCCCCTTTTTCACCCTCGGGGTCTTTCCCGGGCATGGCATTTCTAACGTCCTCAATGGAATAAGATTCCAAACGTGGCAAACCATTGGCTTTGCGGTAAGTATTGATGTACTTAGTAATATCCGGGCCAAGCTCATAAGGCGTAAAATTGCCAGTGGGGTTTTGTAGAGGCGGCTCGACATCGTACGGGTCAATCTCTTGACTAGGGCGAGGCAACAGCAAAGGCTGGTCACCAACAATCTGTTGTCGGGTCTGTGCGCGGCGTGCGGCGGCGTCCTTGCGACCTCGCGCAATCTTTTCGTCCTCTTCACGCTTACGGGCAATCTCATCGTTGACAAACTCTTGACGCATCTCACGCATCTTGAGTGGCGATGTGGCCGCACCTAGCGTGCCGCCCACCAACGCATCGTGTACAACCTGCGCCGCAACACCTGACATCAGATCGGTCGGAATGCCAGCTTGGTTAAGAGCGATGTTAGTGCCCACTTGCCCTGTAGCGGCCTGTGCGGCTTCAGGAGCCGCCTCACTAAGGATGCCTCTACGTAATGCTTGACCATACGTTGGCTCAGGCAAATTACCGGCTTTATCAATTTTTGGCAAAGCTTTGCCCAGTCGGCCAGCACGTCCAAGCAAACCTTCAATACCGGTGATACCTTCTAAACCACCCATTAAGGCTGATGCCGCTTGACGTGGAGTATTCTCAAGTGAGTAACCACTTACTTGCTGCGCAAGTCTTTCTGCATCAGCTTCAGAAAAATTCTTTTCAAGCAATGCCTGTTTAACGGTTTCGTAGTCTTGGCCCTTCTGACCACCCAACCCCATAGCCGCACCAACCCCAAAGGTAGGGGACTTGGCGGTGGCAAGAGCACGCGCACCTAGTGCGGCACGGCCTGTTAGGCCAGCGGCGGCGGCAGGCTGTCCGCCGGGCAACATAGAGGCGGCAATGATTGGAACGCTACCTGTTAACGCTCCAACAGAAGTTTGGAAGGGCGCTTCTGCAAAGCTTCCAGCCAACGCCTTGATTTCTTCCCAAGTGTTGCCTTCAGCCTTTTTCTTAATTAACTCGCGTCGAGCAATCTCAGCTTTTCGCTCTTCGGAAAGTTTGCCTGCGGCTTCCTGTTGAAGCGCAGACAAGTCTTTGGACACGGCATTACCGGCACCAAACAGGTCAGTTAGGGTTTGTAAGCCACCATAAAAACCTTGTTGAGCGGCACGTCCCGTATCTTTAAGAGAAAAGCCAGCAGGGCCTACGGGCGGCTCTTCTGGTTGAGGGGCAAACTGTCGGTTAAGTAATGTCTCTGCTTGTTGCATCGACATGCCATTGGGAATTTCAACTGTAGCAATCCTGCCGTCCGGCAACTGAACGCGAGCTATCGCCATGGCAATCTACCTTATTTTGGTGGTGATGGTTCAATGCTGAGAACCTTAAGCTGACCCTGAGCAGTTGGTATAGAGTTTAAACCAGCTCCGCCATCAATACCATAGTCTCTGTTAAGTTCGGCCATTGCTTTTTCAAAGTTTTTACGGGCGGCAATTGCGGTTTTGGAGTCGCCGCTTCGCATCCACTCAGGATGTTGCTCAACAACCTTTTCCTTGGCCTTTTGGTAGTCAGCACGAGACCTGACCTCTTGGCCGGCTATCTGTGTGGAGCCAATAAGTAGCGCGGCTTTTTGCAATGCGGCTGGCAAATCTAACTTGCCAGTCTTGTCTTGTTTGATCAAAGCTTCAGCAATATCCATGAGCTGGCCTTGACGTGCGCTCGCGCCAATACGTGCGGATTGCAACGTAGCGGCTATCTTCTCGCGTTCCAAAGTGGCATTTTGAGCCAACTGTCTAGCGCGGTCATCAGACTCTCCAGCAGCTTTAGCAGCTTCGAAGCGCTCTTTAAACACACGTGAACGTTCACCTTCGCTAAGTGCAAAGCCTTCTTTCTTGTAGCCGTAAAGAGCGTCTTGCTGTTTCTGGGCGGCTTCAATCATGCGCTCAGACAAAGCATTGGATTGCTTTCGGTTTTCCAACTCACGCAGGCGACTGCGTTCTGCGCCCTGAGCGCCAGCTCTACCTGAACGTCCAGTGATAGGGCCAGCCGCAATGTCAGCCATGTATTCCATGAACTTGTCAAAGCCAGCCTCTTTGGGCTTAAGCTGTTCTTTCTGACCACGCAGTTCTTCAATCAAAGCTTGGTACTGCGATGTATCAGGAGCGCCCACTAACTTTTCGCGAGCCTCCAAAATACGTTTCATTTCAACATCAGGGTCCAACACCATAGACTTGCCCATAATGTCACGAGGTGAACCGGGGGCGGCAACAGGCAATTCGGGCGGCAATGTAGGTAAATTTGCAATGCTTGGCTGAGCCGTTGGTTTGGCGCGGGGAGCGGCTGGTGCAGGCGCTTTTGCACTTTCCTTTTCAATCGCGGCATCTTCCGCCGCCGTGCTAACACTTTCGCCTTTTGGCGCACGCAACAAGCGGGGATCACCTTCAGGTGGTGGGTTGATGACTTGGGCGTAATTGCGTGCACGCTCTTCCTCTAAACGCTTGGAAATTGCGGCTTGCTTGGCTGAGGCTTCTTTGGCCGCAGGTTGAGCGGCGGCCTCAAGCGCGGCTTTACGCTTCCTTTCAGCATCCGTTATGTTGCTGTCAAACATGCTACGCAACCATTCGCCATAACCACCTGCGCTAAACGCGACAATACCGCCGTTAGCGTAGGCATCACCGACGTTAGATGGGAGCTGGTCAATACCTTCAGGTTGTTGCTCAGGCTGTTCTACGCCTTGTGGCACTGGGCCGGGTCGTCCTTGCTCAACCATTTGCTTTTGCTGGTTTTGAGCAATCCCTGCGTTTTGTTGTGCTTGCGTCATGCGAGCTTGCAAAATCTGCTTAGCGCGGTCTTGCAGGCTTTGAGCAACTGTAGGCGGGTTCATGGGTGACTTTAAAGCTTGGTCAATACCTATGTGCTTTTGGTCGGAAGTTAAGTCTTGCAGAGCCAACAACTTACGCAAGTCGGGGGAAATGCTGTTGTCGGCCTGTTGCTCTTGCTTAATGCGAGCATCCAATGCAGGCGCGTTCCCTGTGTACGCAGATGCAATTTTACTGGCGGTAGGACGTTGAAGCATGATTAGCCTTTAAGGTTTTAAACCAAGTGTTTCGAGGGCCTTGTTAATTGTGGTCATGTTGCTGGCCAACTCTTCGATGGTGCTAGGCGTAACGGTGCCATAGTTAGTCGTTGAGAGAGGCAACTTATCCAGCAAAGACTGCTGGAACTGAACCATCTTATAAGGATTCGCCCGAGCCTCTTCAAAGGCTGTCTTGTCGGCAGTGATGCCTTGCTGTTCAATGTCACGCTGTGTAGCGCCTTGAGTAGCCAACAGGTTAGCCAAGCCAATACCTTGGTCTTGCTCTTTGTTGAACTGATTCAGCGCTTGGTCGTAGGCTGTGGCGTAACCCTTGCCAATGGTTGTGTTTTGCTCTTGCAACAGGTTGCGTCCAGCTTCACTCTCCATAATGGCTTGACGGCCACCGCCATAACCACCAGCTTGCGTTAATTTAGCCAAGCCGGGTTGTAAGTTAATTTGAGATTGTCGGCGCATCTCATTAAGTTGAGGCGTCAGTACTGACTCAAGATAAGGATTCATGTATTGCTGAGCAATACCAATCCCGTTGTTTTGGGTAACAGGTTTACCGTCAGCGCCAGTGGTCGTGGTTGTGCCACTTAGACCTGTATTGACAGTGCCGGTGTCGCCCGCAGTGGGAACTTGGTACGCACCTTGAGCGCTAAAACTGCCGCCAAAATTACCGGGAAAGTTAACATTTTGCAGGCCAGTAAAAGCTTTGTCTTGCAAGGAAGAAGCGCCAGCCGTCAATGGGCCGGAGTACTGCTCATAAGGCATTTCTGACAACGCCTGACCTTTACCCAGCATGTCAGTCACGTAAGGAGCCGCCCATTCGGACAAGGTGGTCTCTTGGCTGGTAATGTCGCCACCTGACAAGTAGTGCTTTACATTTCCACCTGCGGCGTAAGCCAAGCCACCGGATGTAAACTCATCGGGGTTAATTTTCTTGCCCTGCTCTTTGGTGCCGGTGCGGGCTTCGCGAATGCGGTCCATCATTTCATACAGCTTCTTAGCGCCTGCATCAGAGTTGCCGTTGCCTAAATGAGACACAACATCTGCAGGGATGACAAACTCACCGTGGCTCAATGCGGCTGGTTGATCGCCTTCAATTTGAGCTGGAATTTCATCAGCCATACCGTCGGTGTCGCCCTGCAAATAAGGGGAGTCAGCAAGGCCGCCTTCAGCCATGGCTTTTTTACCAAAGGTGACGCCGGGATTCCATGCAACAGAAGAGGAGCCGGGGCGACGAGCAATACCACCCACCATAGCGGGAGGTGCAGTCATCATGGTGCGTGCGGCTGTCATTTTAGGAATAATAGGTCCACCTGCGGCTTTGCCAAACACCACGTCACCTTTCCAATCAATACCGCTAGAGCCGGGGCGGCGTTTAGTGACAGCGTCCACTAACGTAGCGGGAGGGGCCGTCAGCATTTGACGGGTTGCAGTGTACTTAGGAATGCCGCCTTGATAGCCGGCTTTGGGCATAGCACGGGGGCCTCTGGCTAATGTTCTAGCACCCACCAAGAGGGTGGCTAATTTGCGCAGGTCAATGTTACCCTTACCGTCGCGAGTCATTTTGTTGAGGATGCTCTTTAAACCGCCACCCGCCCCAGCGCCAAAGTCGTAAGAAGTGCCTGCGGCACCCGAACCGCTTAAACTTCCGTAATCACGGTACTGGTCTTCTGAGGCTGTGTAATCGGCGGCTGCTTGATCGGCGGCGCGTTGCGCGTACTCCGCCTGTTGAGCCACAGCCGCGTCGTAACTTGGGCCTAATGGCTTGCCAAAATCATCAAGATCAGACCAGTAACCCCGATTGTCCGGCGCGGATTGTTCTTCGTCCCACATGCTCATGTTAGCTCCTTAAAAGTCGCAGCAACTCATCAATATCGCCACCGCTAGAGAGTTTAAACGCACTTGCAGGTGTGCTGTTTATACGTGCAATATCAGTACCAAAATAGTCTTCCATCAATTGTAAAGGTCCTGTAGGACTTTGACCAGTGCCCGGTACACGTCCAGAACCACGAATTGAAGGGTCAACATCTTTGTCGGTTGGCAATGTTACCGTGAGGCCGGGCTGGTTGGTGACATCCTGCTTTAAATCGGTCAATTTGGTTGTGGGCGGATTGCTATCCAGCAATGTTTGCACTATATCCGTCTTGGGTGTCGACAAGTCCAAGCCAGTTGGCGCGTTGGAGGTGATGACAATTTCGTCGAGGTTATTGTTTACAACACTGCCAACCGGGGAGATTAAATCCGCTAAGTCGTTTAAACCTGTTTGGGAATTTTGGTTTTCAATGTTTTGATCGCTTTTTCCGGTGACAACAAGGTTTTCAAGATTATTGTCAACCACACTGCCGACTGGAGGGACAAAATTTGCTAAGTCGTCCAAACCGGTTTGGAAGTTTTGGTTGTCCGTGTTTTGATCGCGATTGCCCGTAATCACAACGGCATCATTTTTTTGCACATCCGGATCAAAAGCACCTGCGCTATTCAAGTTTTGCAACCGCAGGCTTTCCTCTAAAACCAGCTCTTGCGCTGTTTTAGTGGGTGTGGTTGGTGTTACAACGTCAGCAGTTTTGGCCTTTTCACCCGTAATCACCACGTTTGCTGGATTGGCATTGATTAAATCCAAAATGGCCTGATTGGAAAGCCCGCTGTCTTCAATGTTGGTGCCGGCGTTCTTGGCAATGTCGTTTAGAACTTCATCAATAATGGAGTCGTAATTAGTCTGTTCAGTTGTAGCTGGAACTTCTGCTGCGGGTGTGTTTAAACTAGCAGACTCCTGAGCAGACTTTTCAGTCAGCCCGGCGTTTTGCAAGTTGGTCACTGGCGCATTGGCTTCTGCGGCTTTCATGGCATCTTTAATGCTCTTTTGATAAGCCATTAAACCTTTAGTGCCGCCTTCCTCGTATTTAGCCAACTCTTCAGGTGTAAGCTCGGCAACAATGTCTGCGTCCAGTGGTAAGTTTTTCTTAAACTCAATGCCGGCATCGCTGGCTGCGCTGATTGCTGCGTTTAAAGCAATTTGTTCCGCAGTTTTACCACTTAGCACTGATCCAACCACGTTGGTCAAAATCTTTTGCTCGTTGGTATCGAGCTTTTTAAAGTCGTCAATAGAGTTTAAACCTGCAGTGCTGACACCGGAGGCCAAACCATTTTCTGCCCCAGCCAGAGCGCCATCCAAAATGCTGTTACCTTTGACTGCGGCGTTTACTGCGCCTGCTGTTGCGCCTTGGAATGTTTTACCCAATACACCAGTAGTATCAATCTGGTTAATTGCGGCGGTGGCTTCTTTGATTGGTGCGGCAGTTAACAGTTGATTGGTTACAAAACCAGTCACAACCCCCTTGACTGCATCTTGCACCGGCACACCGCTGGCAACTTGGATGGCAAAGTTGGTGGCTAATTGCGCGGGCAATGACATGCCAGCAGTTGCAAAGGCTAAACCAATCTGACCCACAGGGCCAAGGTCTTTAATGAGGTTGGCTAAGTCGTTAGAGGATGCGCCTTGTGTGTAAAAGTACGGCGTGCCGTCCGGCCCAAACTGTACGCCGTAGCCAGTGTTACCTTTACCGCTAAATGTGCCGCCAAAGAAATTGCCGGTTTGGCGCTCGCTGTAAGTATTGGGCACTTCTTGCCCAGTTTCTTTGTTGCCATAGGTTTGAACCACTTGCTCCGGAACATCTACCGTGCCCTGTTCAGTTTCGTAAGAATACCCCGGAATAGTTTTTGTGATTTGGCCAAACTGGTTAATGTCGGTAATACCAATACTGTTCAAAATTCTAGCCATGTCGGCGGCATTGGCTTGCGCCGAGCCAAAACCTTGACCAGTCCATTTGGAGGAAGTGTTTTGACCCATAATTTGGTCAATTAATTTTTGAATTGCAGAAGGAGTGGTGGGGGCTGCTTGTGGAGAGGTCTGGATAATGTTGGTAAGAGCCTCATTTTGCGACAAAAGATCAGGCTCAGAGACGTTATAGTCTTCAAAATCCATTAAGTAATTGTTGTTGCGATCACGAATCATGATGTAACCTTAAGGCAACGCTGAGACAAATGACATGGTGGCTACGACAGACTGGGTGGACGGTTTGGTGGGTGTACCCGAAGCGGCAAGGTGTTGGATACTCACAGCGGTGTTAGGCACAGACCAATAGATTTCTACATACTGCCCCGCCGTCATACTTAGAAAATAGTTCCAGCCAACAATTGAGTGTCCATCCGTACCTCCGTGACTTCCCGGAATAGATACAAAGCCAGTTGACCCCGGTATATCTACCCCGCTTTGTTTTAACCAAATATAGACATCTTGGACGTTACTGTTTGTGTTTGCAAACTGCGTACTAAACTGCAAGTTGTAAATACCATCGGTTGCTACCGTAATTTTAGAACTGCTGATGCTGACACCATTAGCAAAATCAGTGGTGTTAAGCGTCATCAACGTAGCTGTATTTGCTGTTGTTGTTTGATCCTGATCACTTGAGAAAGCGCCGTAAGGTACACGCAAACCCGATGTATCGGAAGAAGCGGTGAGCTGCCTAAACAAGGCGTCCAATTGGTTGAAGTACAAGCGGAGCACGTTATTGAATTGCTCCTGATAACGTGACTCATACTCCTTTGGGGCTAGGGGTAAGTTTGGCGCAACCGCCCTGTTTAAATCAAACTCGGTGGTAACAACAAACGTCATGAGTTACCCCTACGTCCATCGGACTTAATGTCAATCCTTGGCGCTCCAAGTTGCCATGTTGTACCAAGCTGGGTGGATTCAATTTTAAACACCATTTGACGGCCACGTACCCGCACGTAAATTTGCCCAGTAAACTCCTCCACAGGGGCGGTGGCAATGCGTTGAATGGATGCGTAACTTGTGCCGCCCACCGATGCGGGGCTGTTATAGCCGGAGCCTGAGTTTTGCAAAGGCAACAGTGTCATGGTGCACTGAGGCGTGAGAAGCCCCGTGGAACCACGGAAGGTAATGTCTGGAATAATTCTCCAAACAAACCCAAAATTGTGGCCATCATCAATGTCAAATTCTGAAGATGCAATGGACGCCTCAATGGGTACGGGTGTGCCGGTCGCGTTATCGTCAACACCAACTTCATGGTTAACCAAGTTGTTAATGTAGGTGGCGGCAATTGGATGTGGACGTAATCCTGAATCCAGCCACGCAGTCCTTTCCATGGTGCCGTAATACCAAATGTTTTCACCGTAGTTAAACACCACATACTTGTCGACCGTTGTAGAGTTGGCGGAACAATAGAACCACCAAACCTCGGTAAAGCCTTCGCTGGTACCCGCAAAAACTTGCTGATTTTGAGATAAGTTAATGTCGTCAAAAATGTACTGGCGCAAATCGCAGTCCAGTGTTTGTACACGACCATCGTAGAGGTAAAACTTTTCCGCGCCCATCCAATACACTTTGCCAGAGCCAACAACAGCCGCGTTCTGACTAATGATTGAAATGTTATCGCCCAACAATTGAGACTGCCAAACTACTGGCGGGCCAATGTACTGCAGAGAATATAAGGAAGAGTCGGTAAATACCACAATCTCCTGACGAGTTTGTACTGCGGTGACGATTTCAGAACCGTGCGACAGCAAGACACTACCCGCCTGATTGGTGGCGGCTGGCCACCAGTCAGTCACAGACTCCTGCGCAGACCACCTAATCAACATTGGGTTTTGCGTCACGCTACCATAGTCATTGCATCCAAATGCAAACACAAAACGGCTGGTATCGGAGACGTAAACAAAGTTTTGAATGATCGGTACCGTTTCAATGCTGGAAATAGATTGCACGCCTGACTGCGTGCCGGTGGTTGTAATAGCCGTGCCGCCAACGCTGGAAGCTAAATTGGCGGTCAATCCCACTACATTAATTAAATAGTACGTGTTACCTGCGGTCAGGCCAGTAGGCAGTGCGCCGGTCGTAGCCAATTTAATTGCTGTACCGGCAGTTAACGGGCTGTTTAAAGTGATCACGCAAGGGGCGGCGATGGTTAAAGTAACGGTACCACCAAGGCTGGAAACCAACTTCCCACGGGTAGTTAAACCAAGGGAGGCTGTCCAGTAGTACATCGGGCCGCCTCGATAACCGAACACCAAGTCATCGCCAAAGTTTGATTGATTCCAAACCCTCAAAGAAGAAACCGACCCACCACTAGTACCCCACGTTCCAGAACTCCATGTACCAGAACCCCAGCCAACCGTTGGAATTTGATACGCTGGACCTGAGTTAATTTGATACACACCAATAGTAGACGCACCACCCGTGCCAGTGTCGCTAGCATTCGATGTCACCGTGTTACCAGACACATCTCTAGCCGTAATGGTGTAAGAATTGGCTGTGGGGGTTGTCACAATTTGGTACTCCTGATTGAGTACCGTGGAGGTAATGTTGCCCCCTAAACCTGCCGCCCCTGAAATAGTCACAAAATCGCCGGGCAAGCACCCGTGACCCGTGTCGTTGACAGTAATTGTGGAGCTAAACGGGGCAATAGTGACAGCAGAAAAAGTTAAGGCTCCTGCGGCGGTAGTATCTCTAATGGGCGTAATGTCATAATAAATACCACCACTCTCAATGTAGTATTTAGTATTAGTTCCGACTGAGATTAGGTTTAAACCAGTCAGCGTTACCCAATTCCATAAAGAGCGGCAAACGCCGTTAAATGTGCCGCCAGAAATCCTTGACCAACCACCAATCTTCTCAGGGGTGCCTGAGCGAAAGCGAACCTTTTCGGACTCGTACCATCCACCTGCTACATTGACACCGGGGATGCTCCCGCCAATGGCTTCGGATGCATAGCGTGTGTTTTCCCTGTTTACACCGGGCCTAAAGAGGATTTTTTTCAACGGCATCGGCAGTCCTAAGATAGAAACAAGGCACGTTCGTCGATGCGACGCTTCTGTAGCCCTTTGAGTATTTTGCCACCAGCCATGCAATACTTCAAGAGTTCTTCTGCTGCGCCCTCTTTATCACCTCTAATAACTTTTTGACGAAGCGTAGAGCGCTGTAGCGTTCCCAAGCCGACATTAAAACTAAAACTAACAAGGCCATCAAACATACCTTGTGTAAGTGCAACAGGGCAGTAACGTTCCACTCCCCGTTCAAATCGATCCAAATCTGCTCTAAGAATTCCATCGACCTCCTCCATCGTGTACTTGCGCATTGCTATGGCCGGTGGCTGGAATGCGTCACGGTCTTCAATTTTTAACCTGCCCTGCTCTGGAAACATAACATGCCCGACCCCCACAGTCCACAACTTTGCTGGGCATTTATACGGGTTCTGACGCACCCCCTCATGGTGGCGAATCATGTGCAGGCACTTGTCAGAAATGTTCATTTGCCAAACGCCCGACCACCAAAGTGAAACGCAATAATTGAAGCAAACAGCGCTTGAGTGTCAGAGTCCCACAGCATCTCAGCCAACTCTACAAAACTAACGCCATTGTGCCAGCCGTAGGCAAACAGTCCCACATCCACGAACACTAACAAGAAAAAGAACCCATAGGTAATGACTGGGCGAACACTGGCGCGAAGGTTTCTCATCCATTGGCTAGTGCCTTCATTGAGTGAGGTGTCGTGGGCATAGATTGCCTGCATCTCAGCTTGCTGTGCGCCAATAAGGGCTTGACTGGTCGCCGCCGCGCTCTCAGTTGCCAACTGTTCTGTGTGAATATGTTCAATGCGCTCTTGGGCTTCAAAGCCAGCTTTGCGCAATTCCAACTCGCGCTGAATTTGCATTTGGGCAAGGTTTAGCTCATGCGCTTTGTCAGACCTGTCTTGGAAAAAATCCAACAGCTTGGGCAAACCGCCCATCAGAAATGAAATAAGGGTTGAGAGTAGGGTCAGCATTATTTTTTCCCCAGTTTTTCGTAAATAACAGCAATGTCTTGCCTGTTGTGCATGATGTCGTCACGATTCTTTTGAATCTCTTTTTCCAAGTCTTGACGTAACTTTTCACGGGCTAATTCAGCACCAGTGTTTGTGGCTTGCTTGTTGTCTGAAGTAACAACTAAGCTAATTTTGTTGTTTAGCACCGTCACTTCATGGGACAAGTGAGATAGTGAGTTCATCAAGTAAACCACACAGGTAAACAGAATCGGTAGGATGGCAAACGCCACCTTCTCAATCAAAGCGTGTTTTGGAGATTCTTCACTCATAATCCAACCCTTTGTAAAAGCATATTAACAATTTTGTCCGAAATAAAGTTGGGCAATATCTTGATGAAATCTAGAAACAGGTTTGCCCCCCACCATGCGCCAACAATCTTGAAAGTCATGTCAGCGGCTTTCTGATATTCATTCACCGCCCGCACCTTACTTTAGCGCAGTGATCCATGACCTCATAGATTCCAACGTACAGCATAAACAACAGGATCGCAAGGCCACCCAGCATCAAACCCAACTCCAGTTGCTCCTGCTCTTTCTGTTTACGCTTCTTCTCTTCTTCCTTTTCGCGTCTGGCATTGTGGGCGTCCTCCACATCTATAGCCTGCGCTCTGGCTTTTATCTTCTGCCACAAATCCATTTTGTTAGCTTGGAAGAAAAGCATCTGCAATTCTTTTTCAAACGTTGCCGCCTGATCCAAAGCCATCTCAATCTGCAAGGCCGTTCCCATTGAGGAACCGCCCTTTTTCTTAGCCTCTACCGCAGCCTTGGTCGCGGTTGACTTGGCATCAAAATACTTACCCAACAGCGGGCCAAGCGAGGCTACATCATCCACCGTTTTGGAAGCCTGCTTAATCAGTTTTACTGCGGACTGAATACCAGCTAGCGCGGTGATCGGGTCAATCATGATGTTACTTAGGTCTAAACATTTCCAATAATGCTAAAGCCTCTTCACCCATCAAAACGCCCGCATTAGGCGGCAACAGTTCTACTTTAGCCTCAATGTCCTCGCCACCCGTAATGGTTGCGGGGTCATCCTCTGGGCAGCGCAATTGATATTCAGCTTCCGTTAACTCTTCAAAAGGTTTACGCAGCAACTGAATGGCATCTTCTAACGCCTGCCCAGCTAAATATACACCGTTTAAACGAGGGGCGTAGTGGTTTAAAGCCTCATTTTCAATGTCGGTGAAATCTACCGTAAAGGTGCCGGTAGCGCGATCAAACGCTAATACTCTATAAGGATACATTTAAACACCTCAACCATAAAATAAAACACCGCCTTGACCACCAAAACCGCCGGTCAAGCTGCCGCTAGAGAAAGCTGCGGAACCACCGCCGCCACCGCCGTAATAGGTCGCGCCCGCCGTTCCATTGCCCTGATAAGTAGCACCTTCTCCGCCGGCGTCATTACCAACACCACCGCCCGCTTGACCGCCACCACCACCTCCACCGGCTACGTTATAGTAAACGCCATTGATAAGATACGCGTTACCAGCCCCGCCATCTCCACCCTCCCCGGAGCCACCACCAATGCCGTTTGCAGCGTTACCACCACCGCCACCGCCGCCAGTAAAACTGCCTCCCGCACCTCCAAAGTAAGCACCGTTACCGCTATTACCCCCAAGAGAAGAAGACGCAGCCCCACCACCACTGCATGAAATCGTACCGCCAGTACCGCCGGATATTGAAGATGTGCCACCGTTAGCGCCAAAAGCCCCTCCCGCCCCTACCGTAATGCTTAAAGTTTGACCAGCCGATACGGCGTAAGAAGTATTTTGTTGGGCTTGGCCACCGCCACCACCGCCACCGCTTCTGTTACCAGAAAAAATAGCAGGGCCGCCAGAGCCTCCGCCAGCAACAACTAGAACGTTGATAGACGTCATGCCAACTGGCACGGTAAACGTGGTAGTGCCCACAGTCCCATAAAAATGCAGGCTAGGCGCGTAAACAGATTTACCCCAAAAGTCTGCCGGCATAGAAATTTGTCCGGAAGCAACCCCCGCTAACCCCCGCACATTGGCATCGTTTAAACTTACTTGAGCTGTGGCTCCTTGACTTAATTCAAGGTTAATAGATTGCCCTGCGGTTGAGCCGCCTAGACTGATTGGGCCTGATGCGTTTAAAGTCATGATTTAGCCTCCAAAGCTTCCACTCGCTTAGTCAATTCCACCAAGGCCGCGAAAGCCAAGGCTCCCAACTTTTCATAATCTACAGCCAATGAACCGTCAGGACGTGTGCGCACTGCCACAGGGAAAACAGCTTGAACATCTTGAGCAATGACGCCAAAATCAGACTTTTGTACAAAGTATCCATCAGCGCCGCCTTGGTCTGCAATGTACTCATCGGTCCAGTCAAACAGCTTGCCGCCGATGTGGTTAACTTTAGCCAATGCATCAGGGATGGTTCGGACATTTTGTTTAAACTTAATGTCTGATGAAAAGTACGCGGTAATGTTGCCGGTAGCAGTCATTGCGCCGTTAATGGTCAGGCCAGCAATTGTGTAGCTGTTACCAGTATTCAATGCATTGGCGGTAGACGCGGTTGTGGCTGATCCTGCGCTACCGGTTACGTTGATTGACCATGTGCCGGACGCGTTAGCTCCGGTGGTGCTTGGAGCGCCAATAGAGTTGTAAGAAAGGGTTTTAGCGCCACCGCCGTTATAGGTAGAACCTGAAGCATCGCCTGCCCCACCATTATTGAAAGTTAAGGCGTTTGCTACCGACCCCGCTTGGCCTGAAGTGCTTTGATTTAAAGTTGGGAATGTGCAATTTGCCAAGTTGCCTGATGCAGGAGTTCCCAATGCACCGCCGGGGGAAATGTAATCGGTGCCTGCCGTCGCATTTGACAGCGCACCACCAGAGCCACCCTTTAGGATGGATGTGCCGGAGGGCGGCACTAAGTAGTCAGTATTTGCAGTGGCAGCAGACATGGATGTGCCATTACCTTTAATCAAACCACTTACGCTGGTTGCCAAGGTCAAGATAGGTGTATTACCACCACTGCTGGAGCCAGTAAAACCATTAGACGATGCAACCGACACCGATGAAATGCTGGAGGCATTAATCGTTTGGTTTGGCCAAGTGCCACTGACGGTGATATTGGTACCCGCCACAATAGCTGGGCTGGATGTACCTGTACCACCATTAGCAATAGCAACCACACCAGTAACGTTAGATGCGGTGCCAGTCGTGTTTTGGTTCAACGTTGGGAATGTACAGTTAGCCAAGTTACCTGATGTTGGCGTACCCAAGATTGGGGTAGTTAGTGTTGGCGAAGTTGACAACACCACGTTACCTGAACCGGTTGTGCTATAAGATGTGTTCCAAGCTGTACCGCTGGAGCTAGGGATACCTGCGCCCGGATAAACCATAGAGCCGCCACCGCC